TCCACGTCGTAGGCGTGGTGCCGGTGGCGACGAATTGCACGCCGCTGGCGTTGCTGCCTGCGCCGACGTTGGTGAAGTCATCGCCCGTCTGGAAGGTTTTGATGACGTAGGCCCGACCCACTTCGAGGGTGCCGCTGGTGGCCTCCACGGCGCTGCCGCAAAACCGAGTCCAAGGCGCGGCTTGCTCCAGCGCCTGCCCTCGGGTGTAGCTTGCCGCGTCGGCGTCGGCCACCGTGCCGATTATCATGCGGCTATACGGCGCGCGGCCTTCGGGCCAGTCAAAACCGCTGAGAAAATAAGTAGGCACGAGGGCGCTATCCATCCAGTTCTCTGCCGTCGCGCCGGTCGTGCGGGTGAAGCTGGAGGTCTTGTCCACCCCGTTGATTATGATGGTGGGATCGGTTGCGCTGTTGCCTTCTGGAAAGGCGATGCTCATGCGGATTGGCTGCCCGGCGTAGTCGGTGATAAAATCGGCGTATTCGAGGCTGGTGTAATCCGTGGCGATGGGCGCGCCATTGGTGCGCAGTTGCAGCGAACCCGATGACAGGATGATGATGCCGGTCGAGCGCACGGTGGCCGGAGTGGAAAAGTCCGAGGTGGCATACCAGACCCGGATGGTGGCTCCCGGATTGCTGGCGGGTGCGTCAAACTCGCTCACAAACGTCGCCGGCAGGCCCGCCACGTCACCAATCGCGCCGTATTGCGCACGCTCGGCTCGGTCGGTTGTGCTGCCGTCGCTGATGACAAAGCCTTGCGGGACATTCGTTGATGCCCCCTCTACGCCGCTAACAATTCCGAGGTTGTCCCGCGCCGTAGAAACATCATCTACGTCACTAAGATTGTTGCTGGCTTGCAATAACCCAGTCCCGTTAGCAAGGACCGTAGGGCTATCAACGAGAAGGGTCTTAAAAACGTCCATTAGATGAAGTTCAATTCTTGGATTTCGACAACAACATCGGTGCCGCCCTCACGGATGGCATTTGCCGCATTGAACATCTGCCGAGTCCAATAGGCATTAGTGCCCGTAACGTAGCGGAATCCAACGCTGGCGGTAGGAGTGGTGCTGCCGTCAAACGTTACACGCGCCGTAGCATCGTTAAATTGCAACAGAACATGAGTGGTGTGCGGCTGGAGCGTAAGCGAGGAGCTAAGAGTGCCTGCCGAGCTGCCAACGGTGTGCTGCGTGTGCGGCCCGTCATCCTGCGGAATGGCTTGAGACGGAGTGTTGACGATTTTTGCGTTTGCCATTAGTAAAAATTAGCTTGACTTAAATGAGTGCGGAATTGCGTATAGCGGTTAGCATTAGCCGTCTTGTCCGCTCGATTAAGTTCTATTGTAAGGTATGTTTCCGCTGCTTGCTCTTCGGCGAAGGCTTTATCAGTTTGCCCCTCAGAGCGCAGGAAGTCCGCATAACCGCCATGAATGGCGTAGTTGAAGAATTCTTCGGGCACATCTGTAGCATCCGCCGCATAAGGGCCTCCCCAGTCTTTTTTGAATGACACATAAAACCCATTCAGGTCTTCGTAGTTGCCCACTACGTGTGCGCCGTCACTATCCACCCAAAATTCCTTGAGGATGCTATAGGTTCCGCCATTGGGGTTCTTTTGAAATACCTGAAAAAAGTCCTCTATGGCAGGAATAGCCACGGGGGTGACGGTTGCGGTGCCCGTGTATGTCTCCTCTGCCGTATTCGTGGTGGTCACTTTGTATGTAAAAGTGTCATTATCCACCGTTGTTTTGCTCACCGTGAGCACTTTAGCCGTGATGTTGGGGTCCACCGTGCCTGTAAGGCCGCTTACGGTGACGCTCATGCCCTCTACGAAGTCCACAGCCGCCGTGGTTACAATCGTGACGGTTTCTCCCGAGCGCGTAGCAGAGCTGCCCGTCCGAACACCAGCAGCAGCATCGTATTCCGTAGCAATTACCCCATCCGTAGAGGGGCGAGCTTGCCCACTAATGAAATACCGCTGCCACAAAGGAGATGCCGCCCACGCTTGGTAAATGCGGCGGTTTACATTCGCCAAAATGCCCGTTTGCTCAGAAGCGGTAAAGCTGCTGACGCCAGCCAGAGCCTCGATTCCGTCCAGAACATCGGAATAGTTTTTGCTAGAGAGTGGCATTAGACGTTGGCAACCTTAGTTTCAGGAACCTTCTTTTGCATATATCGGATGAAATCTTTTGATAGTATTTCCTCACGCCCATATTTATGCTGTAGCCGAATAAAGTCTAGGAGTGGAACGTTAGCCACCAGCTTACCCAGCCCCGGCACTGTGCGATTTACCCCCTTCTTGTCGGCCTCTGTAACCTCCCGCAAATCGTCCAAGCGCATATGCTCCGTGGCTCCTTCTGCGGCAAACCCCTTCTTTACCTCATCCCACATTTTAGCATTCACATCGTTCTGTGAAGGCGGCGGCACTTTCATAATAATTTCCATACGCAAAAAAGGGGCGCATCCTTTACGGACACGCCCCAATTTTAACTTACTTTTCTGCTCGCTTAGGCGGAGACGTTCGTATCAATGACACGGAAACCAATCAAGACTTCGCCAGCAGTGGCGGAAGCAATGTTGGCGTCAGTCACTTCCAGAACAACAGCCTCATCGGCAGCAGCAGCATCAACGGCTTGCGTGTAACCAGTCGTGAATGCGTCACCAGTGTTGGCGACTGCAACAGTCATAGCATCAACGTCAAGGGCGTTAATATACTCGTCGGGGTCAGCCCCCGTGGTGCCCACATCGATAACGAGAGAAGTAGTGCCAGCAAAGGCAACCTCTTCTTTAACGACTGCAAGCTCAACGAACTGACCGGCTTTTTTGGTGAACAGGGTCTCCTGACCACCGTTGCCGATGGCTTGGAGGTCTTCAAACGTGAATTTGAAGGCGTGGGTGAGGCCCGATTGGGCCGCTTCGTTTACGGTAAGTTTAGCCATAGTAGTATCCTCCTAGTTTAGCTGAGGGTGGTGATTTTACCGAGGGCTCCGGGGTGCAAGCACTCAAGAGTTCCCATCCAGCAGAGATAACCACGATCACCGCCACCGAAATTCGGCAGGGATTCACTGTGCAGGCTATCCAGCTCGGCCAACCCGACGTAGTCGTAGTTGATGAGATAGCCAGTATCCTTGTTGGTCGTGTCAGGAGCCGTAATCGGGTTCATGTTCACGATGGTGATGGTGCCGTTGTCGGACTCGTAGATGCCAACGGTATTGACGAGCTTCTTAACGTCGCTCTGCACCATTTGGCGATAGACGGCGTCCGTAGCACCGGAGGTGCGGGCAAAACCACTGATGGAAGCACGCAGCGAGGTGTCGGCCAGCAGAGACAAGCTCTGGGTGTCACCACTCTCACGATAGATGGAAGTGATGAGGCTGTTGAGCACCGTCTCCGTGAACGTGCCGGAAGCATGGATGCTCGCAGCAGGCGTGCGGTAGCCGGAAGGAACATCCGAAGGACCAGCAGAGTCAACCCAGTCGCCGAGGCCACGCATCTTAGGAGCAACACCAGCTCCACCAGCAACACGGTCGTTGGTGGAGAGCAGGGTGAACTCAACGTCACGCTTCAGTTCCTTGATCTTCTTGCCTTGGGCCTCGGCGTAGCGAGCCGGACCAACGCTCTCAACGAGCTGCTGGCGGTTCGACACCATGTAGGAGCGGCGCATCTCTTGGACGTAATTGCCCAGACGCACACGGTCTTCAAAGGCGTCCTCAAACGAGGAGACATCAGAGCCTTCTACAACACCAGCGGAGCTAGGAGCAGAAAGCTTGTCGCAAGTCCATTCGTGGTAGTTGGCGGTAGCCTTGCGCTTGGGCAAGGTCGAGAGGAAGGGGGTTTCCGTAGGCGCGAGGACACTGAGCATATCAGTGAGGTCTTCACGATTGGAAACCGCCGAACCCGGATTGGTAGTATCGTAAGTATTGGCAAATGCCATTTTAGTATAGGATTAAGATTTTGATTTTGAAAGCTTGTCTTTAAGGACAGCTAATTCTTTGAAGTCATCCATTGTCATACCTTCAGTCTTGGCCCTCGCTTCGATTGCCTTAATCTTCTTGGCGACACTTCCTTCTGGTGCGGTCCCTGCCGCAGAGGCAGAGTGCATTGAAGGTGGTTCCGGCTTCGGACTTGCCTTCTTCTCGGTAGGCTTAGGAGCAAACAACGAATTCGTTGCGTGCATCATAAGCATATCAATAAAAGGTTTGGCCGTTGGTGCCTTTTCCAGTATCTCCTTAACCACTGGGCCGTTCATTAGGGCTTCGTAGTTCTTATACGTGTCACTCTCCTTGTTCTTGGCCCAAGCAAGAGACTTTGCGGCCTCTTCCCTTAGCTGGATTCGTTGAGCTTCACGCTGTTGTTCGGTTTGGATGGCCTGCAATTGAGCCGGAAGGTGCTGCTTGCGGGCCTTTTGAGCCTGCCGCAACGTATCCCGAATCTGCTGCTTAGTGTATTCAACCCCGTTTTCCTCATAAACAACGTCGTTAGAACCCGCGTGTTCATTCTGAAACAGAATGTCCTCGGTGGATTCAATAAGTTGGTCAACCTGCTGTGCCTTTTCGGTCAGCTCGGCAACGTCCTTAACGTCCTTATATGGATTGGAGGTATCACTATTACGCTTCTTCAGAGGGTCTTCGTTCTTGATAAGGTTCTGGCGTTCCTGTTCTAACTGTGCCGCCTTCTGTTCCGCCAGCTTGCGCTTGGCTGTCAGATCGGCAATTCGCTTCAACAGTCTCGATTTTCCCTTACTAGCAAGTTCGGTGATTTCCTCATCGGACAAATCATCCCAATTTAGCTCCGAATCCTCGGCTGGCTCCGTTTCCGGTGCTTCCTCTGGCTCTTGTGCCTCATTGTTTTCCTCACTGGCAACCTCTTGCTCTGGCGCTTCCTCTACAGGTTCCTTTTCAGGCTCCGGTGTCGGTTGCTCCTTCTGGGCTTCCTTGGCGGCAACTTGCCGTTCAACGAATCCTTGAAGGTCCAAGGCTTTCGGTTCTGTGCTCGCTACTGGTTCTGGGGACGTAGCGTTCTCCCCTGATGCTTCTTCGTTTGACATGGTAATTAACTCGATCCCTTTCCGCCGGATACGGCATTGCGATAATCGTAGTATAAACCATGTTTTTAATGCTTGACGTAAGAAGCAGTTCTAATAGCTTCCATTCATTTATGAACGAAATCTACGAACCCGTCCCCAAATATGATGACCCTAATGCTTGGGTGGCACCAGAACACCGACGCATAGCCGTTTCCATGAAACGGGACAAGGACGGAAGCCTAATCATCCAACTTCCCGACATTTTGCGGAAAGTAGAATACGTGCCCCCGCCTTGGATTGGGAGGAGCCGCTACCAATAATCAGCCCGTTAGCTTCTTAAAGCGGGCAATCACTTCATCCCCGCCGCCTTCATCAAACATCTTGGTGTAGGCTTCCATGGCACCTACTACGTGGTAGGTGTCTTTTTCTGTCACCCCTGTCCCATTGGCCAAGACGCGAAACCCATCCTCACGGGTTTCCTTGATGGTTTTGAGGAATACGGCAAATGCTGGCCGTTCTTGTAGGTCTTTTAGTGCCTCTTCATATGTCATTGAATACCTTGCGTGTTCATACTACCCATTGCGGCTGGGACTGTTCCTATACGGCCAATTTCGGCATTTTGAGATTGCTGTAGCGCGAACTGAATCTGTTCAGCGTATTTGGTGATGCGCTCCTTGAACTGCTCGTCCGTTTGCATCTTTTCCATAATGTCCGGCTGCTGGACGTATTGCTGCACGGCTTGCATGGCGATAGTTTGGCCATTAGCGGGCGGCGACTGCTCAATGCCTGCGTAGATTTTGGAGAGATTGTCCGTAACCTGCTTCATCACCTCTGCCTGAGCCGTCTCGGCAGGGCGTAGGATGCGGTCAGCGACAACAGGATCAATACTGCCTGCCACCATACCCAACCACTCATCAACGTCAATACGTCCGTTCTTATCGAACTGGAGGAGGCTGGTGAACATCTGAATGCGCTTCTCAGCCGTCTCTGGGTCGTTATTAAGCACATCGAACTGAATAGTGATGTCGTAGTCGCTATCAGCGTTCCCCTTCACGAATCGTTGCTGTTCTGGTTGTCCTGTCACTTGGAAGAACACCTCATCGGGGCCGAATCGCTGGAAGCACTTGAACGCTAGGTTTATTACACCCTGAACATGGCTCAGGAACTTATCTACGTAGAACTGACGTTTGCTGGCGGAAAGCGGGTCTTCCGCGTTCAATCCAACGCCACGGTCGGCCAGCTCCAGCATAGTCTTCTCAATCTCATGCGAGCCAGCGTTATATTGTGGCACAGGGCCAAAGTGGAACTCTCCACCACGGCGATATGGCACGCGGCGCCCCGGTCCCCATTCCGAAGGCGGATTGCCCACGGGGTGCATGATGGGGGGCAGCGTAGCCATGCTATTGCGGTCCACGCGGCTATCACGCTCCACTTTTACAATCTCTTGGATGCCGCGTAGTCGTTCAGCCATAGATGTTACGTCGTAGAAGCGGTTAGAGGCTTCGGAGAGGCGCGTAATCACTACAGGGTAGTCCTCGTAGCCACTCATTAGCTCAAACTTCGCATACATCGGGTCACGGTCATCTCCCGTGAGGCTGTGCGAGAATACGGTGCGATAGATGCCCTCAGAGTTATCCTCCTTGTCAATCAAGCGTTGGTAGGCTTCAATCACCTCCACCTTGATGTCGTTGGCAATATCACTCTCAATGAGGCCCACGGCGCTCTGGTCTTCCGCAGAACGCTCCAAAGAATCCTCACTGCTGGTGCTGGAGGCCATTTCAATAACCTCGTCCACCCATTCCTTGTCCCATCCGTCCGTCTCCACCTTGTTACGCAGCTCTTGAGCCGTCAGGAAGGTGCGCCAGAAGCAATACGGGGCGCGTTGTGGGTCAGTCACCCATGCAGGAAAGAAGAAATCGCCATCAGGCGGCAGTGTTTCCACCATCGGGGCATTCACCTGCGGGCGAGACACGGAAAGTTCCGCAAACCCCGTCTTGCGTAGGCTGTTAAGGGCCTTTTTAAGCCGCTTCTCCTTGGTCTTGGGGAAAAGCTGCTGTAGCGCACCAATCACCGTAGGATCATTGGCTTTATCCATAATAAGCTCCGCCAGCTCAGGGCTGGATTGAGCAATGGACTCCAAGCTGAATTTTTGCAGGAACGTGCGCTCCTCTCGGTGCCATCCCACATATGTGATGGCAATAGCCCGCTCAAGCATATAGTTCCCCGCCAGCTCCATTTCCTTTTGGAAACGGGGGATGTAGCTCTTAATCATCCACTTCAGGAATCCGCTCACCACCTTGGCTTGCTCAATGTCCCCACCATTGACGGGATAAGCGCGGATGTTTGCACGCTGGAGCGATGTCATAAACAACGCCACAAATGCATCTATGCGCTCATTTGTGACATGGGGCTCTGTGTCGGCTGCCCCATCCCAAGGGAAAGCATCAGCACCATGCTTGCGCATATCATTGCTCTTGCCCGGCCATTGGTTGTGCCGAGAGCGATAGGAAGCTTGCGCCTGATTGCGGAATCCGCTTAAATCCGAGAGGGTGTCATCAAAGGCACGCCGCAAAGCAAGCACCCGTGGCTTGTCGTAGGCATATACGAGTTCTTGGCTTCCGTTCTTGTCGTCTGGCATTATAAGCGTCCCTTAATCCTGTTCAGCATTTGGTGAATAAAACTCTTATCACGGCCCAGCTTATCAGCCAGCCGTGCAGGTTTTGTTTCGTGAACCAGTCGAACCTTCACCAGATTGCGCAACACTTCAAACCCCTCCAACCGTGCGGCCTGCTCATCAACCCATGTCGGATCGCACGTAACATCAGTCTGTGAGCGCGGCATAGCGGTAGGAAATTCCATTAACGTCTTCAATTCGGTGAATCTCGATTGGCTTCCCTACAAGTCTATCACCTCCCCATCGTCGGCCAACCAACACAGGATGCTTGCCCTCAATGCCTTCAATTACCGCATATACAAACAACCGGTTCATGGCCGTATGCTTCACCGTGCCGCGAAGCACCTCTGGAACGGCCTCGGGAATGTCGGCATTCAAACGCAGTTCTTCTGCCCCCTTCTCCGTCACCCACGTATTCTTGCCGCGCCCAGAAAGCTCAGACTGACTCAGTTTATCAATCGCCTGCTGGAACAGTTCTTCAAAGGGAACCTCTAGTTCCTTGGCTAATTCAATTAGTTTCGTTTTCATCAATATCCTCCTTGTCCTTGTCTCGTAACGTTAAATCCGTCCGCCGACACATAATCTATCCCATACACCGCTGCGTAGCGCAGGCAGTCAACAGGGTCTTTCCACGGGTGATCCCGCGTCTTTCCGTCGTAATGTTGCATACTGGAAATAGTGTTCTCGCACTCATCCGAGATGTAGAAGCGTGGGCGGTTCTCCGCATCAATAGGCTTCTGGGGATTGTGGGAGAGCTTGTCCTGAATGGCTTGAATACCGGGCTCCTCATCAATACCCGGCGCAGGAATCATAATGAGCCCCTGATGCTCTAAGTCACTAATGTAGTCACTCTGACCACCGTTTTCCGCGCTGTATTTATTAGCCCCCATGCGAGGGTCAATCAGCCGCGTCATCATCTTCTCTTGCCCCTCCAGCTCCCGTATAAGCTCCACATAGTCACGCACGCCATAGCCTAGCCGCTGCTTGCAGGCTTCCCCCGCTGCCCACTTGCCATTCTTCTCCTCTGCCCACTTCCCGTGCTGAATCCCCGGCCACTCCCGATACACATACCACGTATCTGTAGCATCGACACCAATCCACGTAATGAACCAAGGCTTACTGCCAGCAGGGTCCACCACCATGTAGAGGGTGCAATCTTTCAGCTTCTCCTCAATTTCGGCGTGCGGCAGGACATTCACATCAGGATTGAAGCGAGGGAACTTACTATCCATTGCTGCCGTAGGCACTCCATATAAGGCTGTAAGGGCGTAGTCGTCGTCTCCCTTAGCAATACATTGCTCCAACAGGCTTTCATATCCACTCCAAGGGTTGTCCTTGCTATGGAAATAGCTAATGCCCGTGTTCATCCGCTCATTGTGCTGGACATACGGAACCGTGCGCGGCTCTGTGAGCCCTTCTGATACATACTTGCTCTCTATCGTCGTGGCCGCATTTCTGTAATATCGAACCGTCTCTGTTTCTCCATCCTTGGGCGTAAAGGAAATTAGGAGCTTCGCATTATGCGTGGCGTTACGCAGCATGATACGATCAATCATCTCCATGCCCAGCAAATATTCGTCCAGCCAGCAACCAATGTTTGTGGTCGTAGGCGTAGGGCTCCCTAGCTCCATACCCTCAAGAATCGTGTCATCCTGTTGGTATTGGGTGTAGGTTTTGAAAACAATCTGTGTGCGGTTGGGGAAGATGGCCTTCTTGTCGCTGAAGCCATTCTTATACGTGAAGCTGATGCTACCGTCGTTCACCTTCTTAATCCTGTATTCAGCAGGGAGGGCTTCCCATACGGCACGCTGCTGAACCAGCACAGAGATTTCATGCGTTTGGGCAAAGCAGAAAATGAGTCCATCGGGGTTGGCTAGTGCTGCCTCTACAATCTTTCTAGCTGCGTAAGATGTTTTGCCGCTGTTCTCATTAAACACACCAGCCGCCAAGTAGTTCCCATAGGCGGGCACGGTAAAATCCCATACCGTATCTACTCGGAGCTTTTCGATCTTGACAATGGAAACCTCCGTGCTACTATTAACTCCTAATGGCAACCCATAACAAAATCGACTGGCCTGTTCAGGAGCTTCGCTCCCTAATTGAGCAGGGTAAGAAACATCAAGAGGTGGCTGAGATTCTTGCTGAGAAGCATGACCCTCGCATCTCTCGGAAACTAGTAACGAAGGCGTGTTCTCGGTATGGGATAAAGTCTCGTCCGAGAGGCCCCCGAAGCGGCGAAGATCATCCTGAATGGAAAGGCGGTCGCCGACTGAATAAAGACGGAT